GAAGACCCGGAACTGTATGAGATGTGTTTGAATTACCCTAATCGTAGAGTAAAAGAAGAATCCTTGGCAGAACAAGGGTTTCGGATTGTAGATGAAGATGCAAGCGAAGCAGACGAAGATGACTCGGAAACTTATTCCACCGAAGAGGTAGAACAAATGAAAAATGACGGTGAACCCCTAGAAATCCACACAAATGAAACGATTGAGCGTTTTAATGAAGATTCAGAGGAAGGGTTAAAACGGTTGTATCACGACGAAGAGGAAGACGTTTATAAACCTATTGTCCGCACAGATGATGAAAGCGAGTCTGATTCAGATGAAGAAGACGAACGCCAAATTATTCAACCACCAAAACCAAAAGCCAGTATAAAAATGTCTATCCACCAAGACGACGATATTCAAATGTTGTGGGGCGTGAAAGGTGAAGTGGATTTCAGCAAAAAGTTTTGTTCGGCGGTGATTGATTGTGAAGTGTCTTTTGGTGAAGAAAAATGGTATAACTCCTTAAATAAAGTATGTGCGTATATGGATAAGGAAAAAAAAATACCAAGCAAACGCAATAAAAATACCGATATTAAAACCCTCGGTTTATGGGTTTATACCCAAAAGATAAGTTATAAAAAAAATGTGCGAATTATGAAAAAACCAGCAATTCGCGCTGAATGGGAAGCCACCCTTGAAAAATACGGCGAATACCTGATTATTAATAATGAAGAAATATGGTATAACAATTTTAATAAAGTATGTGCGTATATCGATGAAAATAAAAATTTGCCAGGGATGCATGATGAAAACTTAGATACAAAAACACTCGGAACGTGGGTTAGTACTCAAAAAAGGAATTATAATAAAAATCTTTACATTATGGCAAACCCAGAAATTCGTGCCAAATGGGAATCCGCTCTTGAAAAATATGGGTATTATTTGTCTGACTATGACCAATTATGGTATTACACATTAAATAAAGTAAAATCGTATATGGATAAGGAAAAGAAACGCCCATCAGAGATTGACAAAAATCCAGATATTAAAAAACTCGGTGGGTGGATTGGAACACAAAAGTATGATTATAAGAAAAATGTGGGTAATATGGCAAAACCAACAATTCGTGCTGAATGGGAAGCCGCGCTTGAAAAATATGACGAATATTTGTCTGACCCTGATAAATTATGGTATAACACTTTGAATAAAGTGTGTGAGTATATGGACAAAGAGAAAAAACGCCCAACAAATAGTGATAAAAACCCAGATATTAAAAAACTCGGAGGGTGGGTAACTAAACAAAAAAACAATTATAAGAAAATTGTGAAGATTATGGCAAACCCCATTATTCGTTCCGTTTGGGAAACCGCCATGGAAAAATATGGAGACTATTTGTGCGACCTTGACGAAAAATGGCGACTAAATAATAAAAAACTTATTACATATATGGAACAGCACAAAAAATCCCCATCAGAGGTTGACAAAAATCCTGAGATTAAAAAACTCGGAAAGTGGCTAACACATCAAAAAGATAACTACACGAAAAATACTCAAATTATGTCTAAACCTGACATTCGCACTGAATGGGAAGCCACTCTACAAAAATATGGAACGTACCTAAAACAATCCATAATTCCTCTGCCGACTCAACCCGAAGCACCACCCAAGAAACGCAAGTTAATTCTGAAAAAACAAACCGCTATCCCCGTAGTACCTACAACCGCATCAACAACTCCACACCATTTCCCGCCTCCATCTGAAATTGGACGCTTACACAAAACTTACTTAAAAATGCGTTCTGATACGCTGAATGCAAAGTTCAAAGCTGAGCCGCAACTCTGGCGGGAATACCACGCCACCCGCAAACGCAATTTTGCCTCCTACGACCCTGCGTCTATCCCCTCTAATCAGATTATTCGGGAACTGGAAAAAATCCAAACCAAACGACGAAAAGTTGTGGTGGATATGGGTTGCGGAGAAGCACCCATCGCTCACCATTTCTTGGCAAAAACTGATAACCGCTTTACTTTCCATAACTACGACCACCAATCGGGCGGTGACCCGCTTATACAAGAAGTGGATATTTCCGCCTTACCATTAGACGATGCAGACGCCGAAATCGCTATTATGTCCTTATCCCTCTGGGGGACAAAAGAAAATTGCACGCAATACATTAAAGAAGCGTATCGGGTCTTGGAAAGCGGTGGCAAGTTTTACATCAGCGACAGCACCAAGAAATGGTCGCCTGAGCCGCTGACCCCAGAAAATGGCGGCGAACTCTTGCGGACGCTCCTCACTGCAAATGGATTTAAGATTATAAATGAAGTGATTGGCATCCCCTTCTGTTTCTTTGAATGTAATAAGATGTATTAGATTATTTATTAGATTAAAATATACAATATATAAAATCAATAAAATTTACATTTCTGGGTTTGGCGAAAGTTTTTTGAAAAAGGACATTTATAAATGTCCATTTTGCAATAGTGCCACTTAATATAGACAAAAAACCTGAAAAAGTGAGTTGTGACCATGATGGTCTGTTTTTGATTTTCGGACGAAAAAAGTTGTGATGCTAATTTTTTCATAAAAATACTATTTTATGAAAAAGGATTTAGGCATTTTTTTATGTTAGAATACTATATAACAAATGTTAACAAAAAATGATGCCAAAAATGCCGCAAATTTCATATGCGAAAAATGTGAGTTTAAATGCTGTAAGAAAAGTAATTATGAAAAACATTTGACTACGCTAAAACACAACGCCTTAACAAATTTAACCGAAAAGAAGCAAAAAATGCCACACTATACTTGCAGTGCTTGTGATAAAGAATATAAGTCAAGAGAAGGACTGTGGTATCATAAAAAAAAATGTAATAATAATAACAATCATGTAATAGACAATGACGAAAATAAAATAATTAATTCGCCCGAAGATGTAAAAATGCTAACGAGTTTGATTATGGAAGTGGTTAAAAGCAATACTGACCTACAAAAGCAGACCTTGGAAATGCAGCAGCAAATGCAGCAGCAAATATTAGACGTCTGTAAAATCAATACGAATACCACCAACAACATGAACAATTGTCACAATAAAACCTTTAATATGCAAGTGTTTTTGAATGAAAAATGCAAGGATGCAATGAACCTCACGGACTTTGTGAACTCTATGATGCTGCAATTCTCGGATTTGGAAGAACTGGGCGAACTCGGTTACGTGGAAGGCATTTCGCGGCAGATGGTAAGAAAGTTAAATGAGATGGATGTGTATAAACGTCCAATTCATTGTAGCGATTTAAAGCGGGAAACCATGTACGTCCGTGATAACGATGTCTGGGAAAAGGAAACCGAACTCTATGACAAACTCCGGAAGGCCATTAAATACATTACGAAGAAGAATGGCGATTTGATGATTCCTTGGCGCGATGCACATCCGCAATGCATGAAACTAGAACATCCGTTAAACGACACTTACCTTTGCATTATGAACCAAGCGATGGGTGGGAAAGGCGAGTTTTTTGATAGCGAAAGCAAAATCATCCGAAAGATATCCAAGTGCGTGACGATTAACAAGAGCGACTATTAAACCGTTACCAATTTATTTTTACAGGAAACAACAGACTGATATATAATTTAATGTAAAAAAACAATAACCCGATGTAATTAATACATAATTCATCACCAGCGTTAATAGCGTTTACTGCAACTAAAGATACAAACCATTGTCCATTGGCAATAGTAAGGTAGGGACTATAATAACAATTTGGCAGATAACGATGATTGAGCAATGTATCCCAATATGCAAAAACTGCTCTATCCATTATTTTTATGCACGAATGGGTTGCAGGGTATATATATTTCTCACCAATTGGCGTAATAATTTTGGTATCATAGTTAGGAGAAAAAAAGGAGAGCGGCGTAGTGTGTATTAATTCGCCCTTTTTAAACCCTCGGTTCACCTTTAACCCCCATTCTTCATTTCCTATGTCTGAAATTATAATATGACTTGGCGTAATCGTAGTCAAATCAACCACCGGCGGAACATCTGGTAGGACCTGAATAATCTCTTGTAAATTTTTAATTTCTAAAATATTTACATACGCTGGCGGGTGCTTACTATCAAACATTTTACTTTTTTTATTACGACAAATAATACTAAAAAAGAGTAGTAACATACCGAGGGCAAAGACGAATACATAGGGAAGGGACCTGGATCCTTTCGTAAAATACATCTAGTTATACCATAGTTGTATTTTATTTTAGAAGCATACTTACGGTATACGGTATATGGTATATGGTATATGGTATATGGTATCCGATATACTACAATATATGTTTAAGTGCCTCTACTTGTTCGCTGGATAATTTGTCGGGAAAAGTAACCGTGAAATTTATAACTAGATTACCAACATGCTCTTCGCGTTTCATCCCCATTCCTTTCAAGACCTTGTTGTAGTTATTTGTGATAATGTTGCCATTTGTATTATTAATTTTAAATACACGTCCATCTAAATAATTCATATCAAATACAATCCCACAAAGGGCTTCTTTCAATCCAATGGTTTTATTCAATACTAGGTCAAGTCCATTGCGAATAAAATCAGTATCATTGTGTATTTTTATAAAAACCTTAATGTCGCCTTTGTTGGTTTCCGATAACATGTTGCCTTTCTCTCTTAGGATAATAATTTCATTGTTATCTATCCCAGGCGGAATCGGCATATAAATGGTTTCGGTTTCTTCACGTTTCATATCATTTTCAATAATCCAGCGGGTTATTTCAATCGGCATATTATACCCAGTGTAGGCCTTACTTAAGGTGATGGTTTCGGTTTTCATAATTGGCGTTGGTTTTGCTAATTTTTGTTTTAAATTATCCATCGTGAACAGCGTATTACCCATTTTGCCCCCATTTACGTTTGCCGCTGTATTGAAAAAATTAGTTGAAAAGAAATTCAAAATTTCGGTTGGGTCAAATTCGGCATTTGTTGTCTGAAAAAAGGTTGGCGCTTGATGGGAAAATAGATTACCTTTTCGCTGCATATCATAGTGCCTACGTTTTTCTTCATTGCCGATAATTTCATAGGCTGCACTGATTTTTTGAAATTTAGTCGTTGATTCGGGCGAATTGTTATTCCGGTCCGGGTGATACATTAAGGATAACTTGCGATATGCCCTTTTAATGTCGTCCTGACTAGCATTCTCTCTCACTTCTAATGCTTCATATAAATTGTCCTTGTCCTTGTCCTTGTCCTTGTCCATTGATATACTAATGTATTATAAAGAGACGATATAAACTTAAATAGTTATTATAGAATATTAATAATTAAGGTTATGGAAAAACCGTTTTTATATAAATACCAACCAACGGTATTAAATGACTATGAATTAAAAGAAAATATTAAATCTTTTTTATATTCATTGCTGAGTATAGATAATTTAAATACATTGTTTGTAGGTGAATCCGGGAGTGGAAAATCATCGTTAATTAGTGCATTAATTAATGAATACTATGGCACACCCCATCAAATGAATAATGAAAATATTTTATACATTAATAATTTGAAAGAACAGGGGATATGCTATTATAGGACCGAGTTAAAAACCTTTTGCCAAACACCGTGTTCGGTCCCTCGTAAAAAAAAGTTGCTTGTCGTAGATGATATTGATTTTATAAATGAACAAAGTCAGCAGGTTTTTAGAAATTATCTGGATAAATACAAGCATAATGTGCATTTTATTGGGTCTTGTATAAATACGCAAAAAGTAATTGATAATTTACAGTCTAGATTAATCATTATTACTATTCCGAATTTGGTTGATACACAATTAGTAACGATTATTAAGTCTATATGTAGTAAAGAAGATATAGATATTAGTGATGCAGTGATTGATTTTATTATATCTATAAGCAATAAATCAATTCGGGTTATTATAAATTATTTGGAAAAATTTAAATTATTAAATCAACCAATTACGGTGGATATTGCAACCAGTTTGTGCACAAACATCTCTTTTAAAGAATTTAATACCTATACCGAACTGTGTAAAGTAGAACGTAACTTACGAGAAGCAATTAAAATAATGTATAATTTAATTAATCGCGGGTATTCGGTGATGGATATATTAGATAATTACTTTATTTATATAAAAGCGAGCACCATCGTAACCGAAGAAGAAAAGTATGAAATAATACCGTATATATGTAAATACATTAGTATTTTTAACAACATACATGAGGATGAAATAGAATTATATCATTTTACAAATAATTTAATACATATGTTTACGACAAAGGTATAAAAAATAAAAAGTATAAAAAATAAAAAGTATAAAAAATGGTATAGATTTTATATTATTTATAGTAGTAATATAAAATGAAAAATCAAATATTTAAAACCCCCATAATGCCTGAACTCTTATGGGGGTTTTTGAAAGAAAACGCCGACGAATTAGAGACACATTTTATATTTAATAAAATGCATTATAAAAAAGCAGTTTATACTAATAAAATAATACTATTTATAAATTCAATCACGGACAATTACCACGAATCAAAAAAACATTTTGTAATAAGAAAAATGGATTACATTAAATTTATTACGGTTTTAAGACAAATTTCAAACAGCATAGATATGCGGTATACAAATGAAATTAGTTATGACAAATCAAAGTATGAGATAGTGTATTGTTTTTATAAATAATATGCTTTTATAAATAATATGCTTTTATAAATAATATGCTTATTCCCGATTGATTAACAAGTATTTCCCAATAACCGTATTAGAATTCAATGCTTGTTTTGCCGATTGGCGGGCAAACCATTGATAGGCCGTGCGTTTCAGTATTTCATCGGCAGGTATATATAATCCTTGCACTTTATCGGCGAGATTAAGAAAGGTATTGCTCATCAAACAGTCAATGGTCACTTGTTTACCCTCACTATCACTTGCACCAATTAATTGGGCAGGTATCATGTTTATTTCCCCCCTATTTATTTTTTCCTGACACCAGCGACTATACGAACCGATAAAGTTGCTTTCTTCGGTAAAATCACTAGAAACAACAACTTCTAAATAACTAATAAAACTATTCATTGTTTCACAATTCTTTTGGCAACCCATTATTTTGGTATCAGGAAAGAAGTTTACTTTATCGGATGTATCGTTGCGGGGGATCATCTCGCCAACAAACATTTTGCCATCACGTGTGAGTTTCTCGTATAAAGGCATTAGGTTTTGAAAACAAATGAAAGAACTCGGCAAGGTAAACCCGCCATAATAATACAACACTCGCGCCAATGCCAATTGTCTAATTTTACTTTTAATGGGGTCGGCCACAATAGATAAATCCACATTCCAGCCAGGAATAATATTTTGAAACGTATCGTCATCAATTAAACACACATTAAAGTCTTCGCCGCATTTATCAATAATAGATTTTAAGGTTAAATATTGATAGGGTTGGTTAAGGTCTTCGGTTGTCCTGGATGCAAAACTAGGCCACCAGCGCCCATTTTTTTCATACACAATATGAACCCATATGATTGGTTTGGAACTTTGAGCTAAAGAAGAATCGCTGAGTAAATATTGTTTGACAATTTGATAGTTATTCATAGTCTCATTCTCATCGGCGGAGGATTTATATTTGTTGTATACTAGACTCAGTAGTATTGTTATAACTAATGGAAAAATGTATTTTTTATACTTTTTCAAGGGTAAGGGTAATAAACTCATTTATATTATAAAAATATAAATTTTATTTGGTCGTTTGTATTATTGTTTAATGTGATGTCTACCTAATTCGTAAGTTGTTTGAACCCACTCATTAGTTGTTGGTTGGTTTTTCTAGCAATTTCTTCTTGCCTTGCTAATTTGTATGCACGTTGGACATCATTTTTGGTTTGAAAGGATTGGCGCTGCTTAAAATACTCGGTGGATTGGGCTAACGAAAGTGGCGTGGTGTCTTTATACGCTGCTTGTTGCTGATATTCTAAGACGTTTTTAAATTTGGGACGTTTCAAATAATCGTCGTGTGTAATCGGAATCACGCTTTCTACGTGTGCCCTTTTTAAATCATCGTATTGTAATTTACCAAAGACATCCGAGGAATAATAGTCGGGTTTATCGCCGGTCAGGTCATAGTGTCCGGCCGACTGACCGCTGTCTTGAACTTCCGGCAGAGGTATAATCGCTTGTATTTCTCTCTTCTTGGTTTCAAAGGTTTCATTCATTTGATTCATGGTGGTTGTTCTGGTGTCCAGACCTTCATTGGATTTCAGCCAATCGCCATACCCATTTGCTTCGTTTTCATTTGTTATGCAGTGTTTTTCAAATAATTCATTAAATAATTTATTAAAATTTGCTTTGGACTTGATTTCTTTTAATAAGAGTTCTTTTTCTTCGTCTTTTTCTAGAATGTACTCGGTGGATTGATTCTTTGAACTCTTATATCTAAACTCGTATATAGAAAATATGATTTTATAAGCCGAGGTAAAAAAGAGAAAATATTTTTTATCAAGTCCCGATTTGTCGGGGTGGGTTTTCATGACGGATTTTTTCACACGTTTTAAATCGTCTTCTTTAAAATCAAACTCTAACCGGAATAAGGCCAATAAATCAGTCAAGTCGTAGTTGTCTATATTCAAATCTAAGCCTTCCATAATAGTATACATATACAATGATTATTATCTCATTTAGATGAACTTAATCTATGTATACTATATAGTATTGATGACCGAATGCAACAAAGCCATCATGTGTGATTTAAATTTAAACACAAACGATGATACAAAGCGGTGGTTATTGAAAAATCACCCCGATAAAGGTGGTAATGTCAACGTTGACTTATTTACCAATGTAACAAACTGTTATAAGAACCGAGACTATTGTGATACTGGTGTAAAAACATCAAGCGGAAGCAGAAGCGCAAGCAGCACTAGCAGAAGCGCAAGCAGCACTAGCAGAAGCGCAAGCAGCGCAATCCACCGAAAGATTGATACGAAAAAACGTGATAAAATCTATAAATGTATGCGTCAAACTGAAAATTGGGGGAAACTATTACCTGAACACAAGATTGATAATAAAAAGTTTAATCCAACAATGGTAGAAGAAGCCATACACAATGCCTCGCCTAAGTTAGAACAACTCTTTACGATTATAAAACAAGTTGATGAAAATGATCTGAAAACCCACGGTAAACTGTTTAAACATTTTATTTTTTCGGATGTAAAGGAAGAAGGGTATGGTGCAAAAATTGTTGCATCGGCATTTGTAGCCAACGGGTATAACAATTTAATAACCGCGCAAAAGGTCGGCACGCAAAAAGCATTAAAATTAAAGTTGTTAACGGCCGGAACCGAGGGAGCGAATAAGTCCTTTGGCTTGCTTTCTTCCTCGGCACTTTTTAATTCGGAATTTAATCAGAAATTTAAGAAGGAAGTGTTATCAATGTATAATAAACGCCCGGAGAATATTCAAGGTGCTGCAATGCGGTTTATTATTTTGGATAGTGGGTTCAAAGAAGGGATTGATTTGTTTGACGTGAAATACGTTCATATTTTTGAACCATCCATGACCGTGGCGGATTTAAAACAAACCATTGGTCGCGCTACACGGACGTGCGGGCAGAAAGGACTGAACTTTGAACCAAATGTGGGGTGGCCGCTGTTTGTCTATAATTACTATATTGCTGTTCCCGAAGAACTAAAGAATATGTATCAAGTGACTAATACGGATTTATTGGTTAATCCAGAAGAAGATAAAATGCTGTTTAAAAATGCAACTAAATTAAAGGATGCAACGATTTTGTATAGTGGATTTGATAAAACCTTAACGAACTTATCCGAACAGTTGTATAAATTGGCGCCGGTTTTTTCGGTAGATTTTGAATTAACTGAAAAAATACACCGGATTGATGATTTGTCTTATTTATATGAACAACAACAGGCAGTTGGCGGAGGTCTCGGCGATAAAAATGAAATTAAATGCAAAGGTAAATGTGGATTGCGTTCTACGAATGATATACCGGCGACGGTTGATTTTTTATACAAGGTCTATGTGAAATATGGTCATCCGCGCAATAATGTGCCAGCGAAACAACAACGGGCGTATTTGTGCAGTTATATGAAAAGTCATCCGGAGTATTGTGACCAAGTGAATAAAGAATGGGTGAACCGGGCAGCATTTGTGCCATATTTATATGAGAAGACTGCAAAACAAGGTAAGACTGCAAAACAAGGTAAGACTGCAAAACAAGGTAAGACTGCAAAACAAGGTAAGACAGCAAAACAAGGTAAGACTGCAAAACAAAGTAAGAAAAAAACATTAAACCAAAAAGAGGACAATGCCGATTATGTTACTATAAACCCGACGAGTGCAACCCCTTATCTGGAAATTGGCAAGAGTCGTAGTGCAAGCAAGAGCAGTAGTGCAAGCAAGAGCAAACGCAGTAGCAAACGCAGTAGCAAACGCAGTAGCACAAGCAAACGCAAACCAGCATCGTATATGACAGTAAATAACCGCAGTGTAACTCCTTATATGGCCGTTGGCAAGAGCCGCAGTGCAACCCCTTATATGGCAGTTGGTAAGAGCCGCAGTGCAACCCCTTATATGGCCGTTGGCAAGAGCACTAGCAGTAGCAAACGCAGTAGCAAACGCAGTAGCACTAGCAAACGCAGTAGCACAAGCAAACGCAGTAGCAAACCAGCATCGTATATGACGGTGAATAACCGCAGTGCAACCCCTTATCTGGAAATTGGCAAGAGCGCAAGCAGCAGCGCAAGCGCAAGTGAAAGCAGCAGCGCAAGCGCAAGTGAAAGCAGCAGCGCAAGCGCAAGTGAAAGCAGCAGCGCAAGCGCAAGCAAACGCACGAACCCTTTAAAAATTGCAAATGAGGTAATGCAACAACTTGAATTAGTGCCTTATGTGCCGCCGACCGCCGAGATGGATTACACTATTGTGGATTACAATGGGAAATCCGACAAAAAATTAAAGCAATCTCTCCCTGGACCCCCACCTAAAAAAATGAATTTCCAAAAAATGCGGGATTTTATTAAAACAAATTACTTTAAACAATTTACATGGGGTGATATTGTGATTGAAAACAAATGCGTGGATAAACCACAACAAGGTGGTTCACGTATAATGACCTTAAACCCGACCCAAGATTTTGTCCGAACCTTTTTTACACCTGAATCACCGTATAAAGGGTTGCTTTTATTCCATTCCGTGGGCACAGGCAAATGTCATGCATTAAATACACCAATATTGATGTATGATGGGACAATTAAAATGGTACAAGATATAACGGTAGGCGATACATTAATGGGCGACAATTCTAGACCAAGATTAGTTCAGTCATTGGCCCGGGGAAAAGATATTTTATACGATATAATTCCAACAAAAGGAGAGAAATATACAGTTAATTCGGAACATATTCTTTGTTTAAAATATTCAGGAAAAGGCACAATTACTTATTTAAAGTCACAAAAAAAAAATCCATATAAAGCATCTCACATTGATAATAAAACTGTCACAATAAAAACAAAATCATTTGCAACAAAAGAAGAAGCAGCACTTTATTTAACTTCTTACAGTGAAGAAGACCGTATTGTGGAAATAGAAGTAAAAGATTATATAAAATTAGCACCATCACTTCAGCGTGAATTAAAAGGTTATCGTAAGGGTGTAGAGTTTTCATATAAATCGGTGGATTTTGATCCATACATAATTGGGTTATGGTTAGGCGATGGTTCTCATCGCGGTCCAGTTATTACATCACAAGATGCAAGGATATTAAAATATTTAATAGATGAGTTGCCAAACTATGGATTGAAGTTAGTGTACCAATCCAAATATGATTATCGTATATCTTCAAATGATAAAAAACAAAAAAACAGTTTGATAACTGCTTTAAAAAAATACAACTTGTTAAATAATAAACATATTCCATACGACTATAAATGTAATAATAGAGAGATGCGATTAAAACTATTAGCAGGATTAATTGATACCGATGGTAGTTATTCAGTTAAGGATAAATGTTATGAAATAACACAGAAATCCAATATATTAACCGAGGATTTATTGTTTTTGGTTCGTTCACTGGGGTTTGCTGCATATAATAAAAAATGTAATAAATCGTGGACCTATAAAGGCATTACTAATACAAACGAATATAACAAAATAATTATTTCTGGTAATGGATTGGACGAAATACCCGTTCAACTTATACGTAAAAAGGCAGAAATAAGATATCAAAAGAAAGATGCATT